GCGGTCTTATTGCACGAGTGGAGTACCATTCACACTACCCGACTACTGACTTGTGTCATGCGCGTGCGTGTTGTGCCGACCGAAACACTTAAGTGTACGCAGACCTTACTCTAAGGTACGTGACACAAACCGTGCTTGAAGCTATGGACCCCTTTGACAGGAGTAACGGCAACGGGTCTCGAAGCGCGGAGGAAGATTGGTTAGACGAGCATACAACTGCTTCGGAGAATCAATGGTCAACCGCTGCGACGACATTTTACATTACTGATGCGCCAACACATCGACAGGACCATTTCGAGTCCTTGTACAAGGCGCACAATGGATGGGGCGAATCNGACAGNAAGTCCACGATTCGCCGCTCTCACATCGTCAATGATGCGGAAACNTTTTGTAACATTCTTGAACTACCTGAATATCAGCGTGAGCGAGTAATCGAACTCGCACAAGAACTTGACTTTTCGGCAAACCGATTTGGCGGTAAATCGTATGAAAAAATTCTCCTTGCGGTCTGCTCTCTTATTTCAGATGCTGAACTATCGAAAAAATCTTACGCCTCCGTAGACAAACGTCTCATCTTTACTGATGAGTTTCGAGACTTGATGGATGTAAATGAACTCGGTTCGCGCGAGCATAATCGAATACGCGAAATGTTGAGGCAAAAAACTGAGCATTTCTGACACAAGGAGATATCCACCCCCATTTAAAGACCTATCGCAAACTATTTAAAAGAATGGCTGAGTACTTAAGTGCGCCGACGCATATACTATATAAATGAAACAACTGACGAGCATCTACTATGCCAGATAAAGAACCTCAAGATAACCACTGCGGAGCAAAAGTCCGAGAACGACAGGTCCCTCACGAGTGGGACCAAGATGTAGGCTATTGTGCGAATCCTGCGGGCTTCCGCACTGACCACACTGGCGACGGGCGTTGCTATCTGCATGGTGGTATCTCAACGACTCACGGGAACAACTATGCTGAGACGCATGGACTCTACTCTGACCGACAGAACTATTACGAGAATCGGCCACAAAAAGAGCAGCAATGGATTGACGCAATTGTAGAATCGCTATTGGACGATGCGCCATTCGGACCCGACAACTTTGCCAAGATGCAAATGGTCCGTAATCTCGCAATCGACATGCACAAGCTCCAGCGAGCTAATGACTACATCGACGAGAAGGGCGTTGTCCACAAGGATAAAACTGTTGGCTACACAGATGACGGTCGCCCAATCAAGCAAGACGAGGAGAACGTCCTCAACGTCGCATATGACCGTCTCAACCGAACGATGACCCGACAGTTGAAAGAGCTTGGAATCCTTGATGACCCGGACTCACAACAGGCCGAGGCACAGCAGAACATTGCCAATGAGTTGAGCGAACTGCGCTCTGCTCGGGACAAGGAAGAAAATGGCACTTGAAGAGTTTTCGAACGGTTACTACAAGGCTGAGATGAACATTCAGCCATACGAAGACGGCCCAGTAATCGAGGCAGGATTGTACGACTTTATTAATCGCCGCGTGTACGCACAGACGGACGCGCCTATTACAATGCGCGTTGGACTTGACAAAGGTCCGTACTTCTCTGTGGGTGCCGAAGGCGCTGTCCCAACAGATGTACTCGCCATGCCACAAGAGTGGATCGATGATATGGACATTGCGGGGCGCGCTGACAGCACAAGTGTCTTTCTCCTCAAACCAGCACACTCTCACTTTATCAATCAAAGTGCGGACTTAGGTGACGAGTAATGGTAGACGCAAAACGCTTGCTGGATGAGCCAGCATACTTTGTAGAACACTACATCGGTGAGGAGCCATTCGACTATCAGAAAGAGTTTATGGACGCNGACTCTGACCGAAAGGCGTTCGTCTCTGGACGACAGGTTGGTAAGTCTCGTTCGGCGTCGTGGATGGCTCTATGGGAAGCNGTGACACACTCGGGTAGCGAGATCCTCATCACAGCGAAGGCACAGCGCCAGTCGATGGAACTGTTCAATCAGGTGAAGAAAGAGATGCGCACGTCCGATGTCTCAGAAGAGGCGTGGGGCGTTGTTCGTTCAACACGAACCGAGCTTCACTTTGACAATGGTTCGCGCATCGTGTGTCTACCTGTCGGACGAGATGGGTCAAACATTCGTGGATACGGGACTGACCTCATTATCGTGGACGAGGCCGCGTTTATCAAGGATGAGATTTTCCAAGAGGTTCTTTCGCCGATGCTTGCGGTTGGAGATGGAGACTTTGTACTTCTTTCCACGCCCTTCGGTAAGAAAGGATTCCTTTACGAGCGATTCAATGACCCGAAATGGTACACGCAGCGCGTCCCGACCTCGGCCAATCCGATGGTCAGTGATGAGTTCATTACGGAGCAGCGCAACAACCTAAGCGCGACACAATTCAAGCAAGAGATTCTCGGTCAGTTTGTCGAGAGTGCGGACTCGTTCTTCACACGAGAAGAACTGATGAATTGCTCGACATCGGGGACAGTGAGCCGAGAAACCGGAATCACATTCCTTGGCGCAGATATTGCAGGACAAGGTGATGACTCTTCAGTGTATGTGAGTATTGACAGTGAGGGCAATATCTTCAATATTGAATCAAAAGGTGATGCTCCCCTGACAGATAGTATGGGCCGAATCCGCGAACTTGACTCGTACTATGACTACAACAAGATTCTCGTGGACGCAACAGGACTTGGTGGCGGTGTGGTTGACCAAGTAAAAGAAGACCTTGGCCGGAAGGTTGAGGGCTTTAAGTTCACGAATGAGAAGAAGCAATCGTTGTACAATACGCTAAAGAACGAGCTTCAGGACGAGAAGATTTCATTCGAGTACGTCCCCGGAAAGAATGACATGGCTGGTAACAAGATGGTCAACGAGTGCCTCGAACTTGAGTACTCGTACACCAGTACTGGAAAAATTCGAATAGAGCACCCGTCAGGTGGACACGACGACTACCCTGACGCGCTCGCACTTGCGGTATGGGCGAAGTCTCAGAAAAACTTTGCCCGCAGTAATAAAGGCTCTATGAAGCCTTTCAATCTCGGGTCATTGCGATGATGCTGAAAAACGTGATTTGCGCGGAGCACTGACCCGAACCGACAATCAGAGGTAATTAACTATGGCACGAATACTAACACGAATTGGCGAAGAGTGGATGAACAAGAACAATCTGGACAATGAGACTCCAGATGTAGGACTATATGACGACTCTGTGGACGATATCCAAGACCCAGATAATGTTGCGGATATTACTACAGAACCCAGTGACGGAAATTATTCCAGAAGTGCTGAAATTTCTGTAACTGTGCAGAATATTGACGGCGATTACGGTATCTCCAATGACAATGATATTGTGATCGACGTTTCTGGAACAAGTGGGGATGTCGATTCATACTTCTTTGTTGTTGAGTTTGATTCTGACGAGGCTGGTGAATTAGGTGACCACCTCGTTATTACCGGAGCGCTTTCACAGTCATACGCTCTGGACAACCTTGACACACTAACGATTAGTGCAGGTACTGCTGGCGTCACGGTTAACTAAACACTGCTAACATTTTAATCGTATAGATTTATAACTATGATGAGATTTGATGACGTACTTCTGTGGGATATCAATGACTGGGACTCGTCCAATTGGGTATCAGAAGTAGATATTCTTGATGATGCAGAAATAACTTCTGTAAGATCCCAAACACTTCGCACAGATGGCCTCCTTTGGGATCAGCAACATTGGGATGAGAATGTTTGGGCTAACAAATCAACTTCAACAAGTCCAACTCTTGTTGGTGCAATATCCAATAATAAGCCAACAGAGGCGTCTGCTTCGACGTTCAACACGTCTGAAGTAACCACAGTCACGGATGAAGCAACAATAACTTCATCAAGTGCGTCATCATTACTATCTGACGAGTGTACTTCTGTACAGGACGGAGCGGCGATTTCAGATAGTGTTGCGTTAACTCTTCTAACAGAAGGAATTGGATCTGCACAGGGCGGAGCCAGTATTAGTGATAGTAGGGCCTCAATTTTTTCAGGAGCAGAGTTGGCCTCTGCTCACCCCGGTGCAACTGTTTCAAATAGTAGTGCTTCAACTCTCTCAACGGTGGAGAGTACATCGGTACAGGAAGAAGCAACTGTTTCAAACAGTAGTGCTTCAACTCTCTCAACGGTGGAGAGTACATCGGTACAGGAAGAAGCAACTATTACGAATAGCAGCGCTTCAGTAAAAACAACTGATGAAATTTCATCAGTTGGAGACAGTTCGTTCCTATCTGCTGCTGGTGCGACAAGTACTGTTCCAGCAGTAACGTCCTCGACGACCGATTCGGTCGAATTTTCTGCCGCGCTCGCATCGAGTGGGACATTTACTCCTGAGAGTGAAGAACTGTCTACTTCAACAACTGTTGCTGATATCACAACTGTTGCTGCGGGAACACTATTAACAATAGAAGCAGCCGTTGCATTTGACAACAGTGACATTTCATCCGGTAGTGCAACTGTATTAGATGTTGTTGAATCTGCATCTGTTGATGATAACGCAACAATTGTTGAAGGCATTGCTGATTCACTCAACTCGTCTGATAGCTCTGCTGCTAACACGTCCGGTGATATTAGTGAGGCTATTGCCCGACCAACAGCATCGGACAGCCTCTCGTTAGTCACTGATGGCCCGCTTATCACACCAAGTGTTAGTTCACTATTGTTGGCGGATGGGATATCGTCTGCTACAGATTCGCCGGTCATCTCTACATCTACGGCATTTTCGACACCGGCAACAATTACCACAAGCAGTGTTGATACAGCAATCACTGCTTCTGCTGATGCGTTTGCTATTGATAGTGACGAAATAAGCACTACAACGACAAATGCGGTACGCACTCAGTCTACTGTCTCACCACTTGTCTCAGACGAGGTTGCTTCTGCAACGGCGAGCGGTACTATAACAAATAGTGCGTCTTCAACGCTGTCCGCGATTGGGATAGGTAGAGTACTAACTGCTGGTGATATATCCACCTCCTCGGCAAATTCAATTGCCGGTGACTCGGTGTCACTCGCGGACGCAGCCGCGACGGTTTCGAAGAGTGAAGCCTCGCTACTTAATGTAGATGACACGTCTCTGGCAACGACTGATTCAACTATCACACCGAGTGCTGCGAGTACTTCAAGTGTAGATAGCACTGGTCTGTCCATAACTGACGCAAGTATTTCAGAGGCCGCCGCATCAATACTTGGTGCAGACAGTGATGGTCAGAAAACAGTTGATACATCTATCACATCGAGTGCCGCGAGTACTTCAAGTGTAGATAGCACTGGCTCGTCAAGAACAGATGCGAGTATTTCAGAGACCGCTGCATCAATACTTGGTGCGGACACTACATCTCTGGCAACACCCGATTCAGCTATTACACCGACTGCTGCGAGTACTTCAAGTGTAGATAGCACCGGCTTGTCAAGAACAGATGCAAACATTTCACAAAGTGTTTCATCAATACTTGGTGCAGACAGTGCTGCGTCTGCGACAACTGATTCAACTATTACACCGAGTGCTGCAAGCACATTAACTGTAGATAGTATTGGCCTGTTGGTGACGGATGGGAGCATCTCAAATGCTCTTGCAAACTCCAGCAAGGCTGATTCACTATCCGCCTCAACAAGTGATTCAGTAATAAGTGATGCGCTGTCCACGATACTTGAGGCAGATTCAACATCTGGCGCAATAGGTGGCGCAGAACTGTCGGCTAGTTTCGCAACACTGCTTGGCGCAGACACAGTAACAGCTGCGACAAGTGCGAGTGCAATAACTGGTTCGATTGCAAGTCCGTTCTCATCTGATGAAATTACGTCTGTTGGCGACTCATCATCACTTTCAGCATCGGCGGCAACATCCTTTGTACCAGCAACAAGCGCGGCGACGACTGATTCGGTAACGTTTGCAGCAGCACTCGCGTCAACTGGTACACTGACTGTTGAAAGCACCGAAACAGCGGCTGTCACAAGCGATGGATCAATTTCATCGAGCGAGGCGACACCACTTGATGCAGCGATATCAGTAACAGATGCTGCGACAATAACATCGTCTTCGTCTGCTGTACTTGATGCTACTGATGCTTCCAGCGCCGATGACATTTCACTTGTTTCAGGTGCGTCTGCGACATCAGTTACAACAGCAGAGACAACAGATGCCACAACAGATTCAGTCACTACACCGAGCATCGGAACGGCGTCACAGTCTGGTGAAATTACTGACGCGATTACAGATTCAGTAATCAGCACAGGTGACGAGACTATACTTCTTTCAGCAAGCGCAGGTCTTGCTGATGAGAACGCGACAATTGTTACATCTGATAGCACGGTAGTTGAATCATTAGAAACGGCAGCAGCGACAAGTGATTTGACTGTCTCGGCGTCTAGTGCAACAACACTTACATCGGCTGAGACAACGGCGGAGAAAAGTGATGTTGAAATAACTACATCTGTTGCATCACCTACTGATAGTGCTGAACTGACGTTTGTGCGAAGTGCAGCAAGTGTAACTGAGTCCTTATCAGAAGCATTACTTAGTGACCAAGCAATTGAGGTAATTGCTGAGAAGAGTGATTCCGCTTCGACTACTTCAGCAACAGTTGAGGGAGCAGCGTCAGCATCTAATTCGGCTATTAGTTCCTCAACTTCAAAACCACTTTCAACAACTGAGATAGCTGTCACCGAAGACACGCCGACTATTACAGCATCATCGGCAACTCTGAAACCAAGCGACGAAACCACGTTTGTAGGAGATGTGTCTTCACTTTCGGCATCTGCTGCAAGTACATCTGTACCCAGTACGACAGCCACAACGACAGACTCAGTAGCATTTTCAGCTGCCCTCGCCTCGACTGGTACGCTGACTGCTGAAAGTGATGATGTTGGGGAAGCTATATCGGATGGTGACATAGTTGCGTCAATCGCAACTGAACTACCTTCAGACGAATTGGCTTACTCGGGCGATGTTGCTGATATAACATTGTCCGAATCTGACATGTTTGCTGCCGACACGGCCAGTCATGCTGACGTAGATTCAGAAATTGTTATGCCTATTGTGTCAGCGATTCGTGGAACAACAAAGGTTAGAACATCTCGTCGCTCGCAGAAAGATTCGTCATCTACCGCATCATTGAAAAATGACAACAAAGGCAAAACGTCGAGAATTTTGCCAGATGATAATAAATGATCAAACAACGAAAGTGGAAAATAACAATTATGACATTTACAATAAAACAAAATGACACAAGTCCGGCACTTACGTCACAACTTCGTGACCGTAGTGTCCCTATTGACTTACGTGGTTTTCAAAGCGTCTCCTTTCGAATGGAGGACAAATTCCAGCGAGTTGTCATTGATGATGATACATCTGGCAACGTTATCGTCACAGACCCGGCGAATGGTATCGTAGAATACCAGTTCGATGAATCAGAGACAAGTCAAGTTGGAAGATATAACGCAGAGTGGGTTGTACAGTTCGGTGATGGAAGTATTGAAACATTTCCATCTACAAATTATATCACGATTGAAATTGTAGAGGAGATTGCATGACCGACGTTAAATTTATTAGAGGCAAGCGTATGAAGTCTGGTGATACGTTGCCAGAGCTTCGTGTAAAGCTTATCGATGATGGAGACGCATTTAATCTTAGTGATTGGGACGTTACTGTTTCAATTATTAGATCAAATGCTGATACACCCAATGTCGATGGTGAAGCAGTAAACGTCACTTCTCCAAGCCGTGGTATTGTTGAATATGATTGGAATAATACTGATACTGACACACCCGGAACGTATCTCGTAGAGTTTGTCGCCAAGGACGGCTCAGGCTCGGAGCTTACGTTCCCAAACAGTGGAAGAGCCACCATCTACATTCAGGATAGAATATAATGACAGAACAAAATAATAACGAACGTAGCCGATTCTCACTACAACAGGTACGCGAATCCATCAACGGGAAGTTCGCAAGCCTCAAGACAAAGGATGACGCTAATGTCCGCAGCCGTGACGACATTTCTCGTCGCAAGAGCGAAGACCGAGCAAAACCCTTTACCTTCCAACAGGAAGACTTCGACCGAACAGAGCCACCTAAAGATGAGATGCGGCGCTACTGGCGACAGTTTGAGACGACGCCCATCATCCGAAAGCCGATCACCTCTTTCGCAAGCCAAGTAACCGAGCCGGGGTATTACATTAAGGCTCGTGGCTTGGACGAGGAGCAGCTTCGAGAGCTTGACAAATGGCTACAGAAGTGTGCGATTATTGAGGGAGAAACAGGCAAAGACTTTCGCCTTCTTGCGAAAAAGGCTGCTATTCAGCGAGAGGTCCGAGGAACGGCACTTATCGAAAAAGCGCCTGATAAGAACGACCCTGATAAGATTGCTGGCCTCAAGTTAATTAATCCTGAGACCATGGAGGCAGTAACTCGCCCCGGTCAGTCCATCCTAATGGCTCCTGACGATATTGAAAAAGAGGAGTACGAAGGTGTCCCGGCTGCCGGGTCTGGTGGCGCAGCAGCGTACTTACAGGACTTGTCAGAGACAAACACATTCTTCGGCACACCTGTGCGACAGAATGACCGAGATAGCAATACAGAAGACTTTAAGATTGGCTTCCGACGTGACGAGATCATCAAACTGACACGAGACGCTGACGTTGGGGAGATTTTCGGAACGTCCCGAATCGAAGCAGTTAGTGACCGAATCGACGGAATCCAGCAAAAGCTCAAGGACAATGATAAGGCCATTGAAAGCAAGGCGTATCCACTTTGGCTATTTATGTTCGGCACTGAAGAGAATCCGTGGGAGTCAAGCGACATCACAAACTTCATGCGTGCGCACGAGATGGAGAACTTCCATCCGGGCATGAAGCAAGGAGTCCGTGGAGACGTGGACGTTCAGACAATTTCTGG